TGTGATTTTCTTGTTAAATATGAATAATTTTAATATTTGTGTAATTAAATGAGCCAATTGACGACACACGTCATATCGGTCGACAGTGCGGATAGGAATGGTGCGGCATATCCCAATGCGGGGTTCTACCAGATACAGCTCCCGCAGCGCTACAGAAACATTTGGTCAGCTCAGCTCCTGAACATAGCTCTGCCAGAGCTCAACCCCGCGCAGAAGAATATATTCCTGGCAATTGACCAGCTCTCTATGATCGACTCTACCTCGCAGTCAGGAGGCGTCAAGTTTGCCCTCGCGAAAATACCTCTATCCCTCGCGGTCGGAAACACGTTCTTTGTGGATTCTCTAACGTCTAGCTTCATGGAGATCCCCCTCCAGAACCCCGTCGCTACTATGGACAAGTTCAACATTTCGTTCAAAGACTCTAACGGCAACGTGCTCGCGATGCCGAACAACCACAGTTTCCAGATTCAGCTCAAATGTGGCGACCTTGTCTCGAATGGCGGGGGCTCTACCATCCTGGGCACACGTCGCGTTCTTGGTGGGACGCGGTGATGATGAGAAATTCGTTAAATCGCGGATAATAAAATGAAGCCCATCGTTAGGAATAATGAAGCAGAACAAGGACTACGAAAAGCAGAAAGCCGAAGAATTTGTCGAGGAATACGAAGAGGACATCGTAGAATACGAACAATACGAAGACGATGTGGAGATCTGGACCGACTACATGAGCGAGGAGCTCGTCACTGCGTATCACGTCCTGAAAGAGTTCATCGATAGCCAGGGGGTGCCTATCCTAGACAATTGCTCGTTCCACGACTTTGTAGAATTTTGCTATAGGTTCTCGTCGGGAAGGAAGCCGGCGGCATGATAATTACGACACAACGTCTAACAAATTTGTTTCTTGAAATCTTATTTGTCGTTACGAAACATTGTCACTTCACCAAATGACGTCTTTATAATATCAGACGAATTTTATGATTTTATGATTGAAAATAAGTTTGAAAATATTACAAAGAAGATGTATCTTCTATTCAACAGAATGTAACTTCAGATTAACGCGTGCTGAAGAAAAATAAATAGTATTATTACTATGACAACTGTAAACAAGAACAAAAATTTTATTACGTTTCAGGGTGAGCTCTATTATCCTCCACGGCGGATCACAAATCACGTCTGGGTTGGTTCAAGAGCCACTGCCGCGGACCCAGTTTTTCTAAAAAAAAATGAAATCAAATTCGTTGTAAATTGTTCAAAGGACATCCCGAAATACTCGGAAATACCAATGCTCAGGGTGCCAGTTAACGACTCGCCACAGGACACAGAGAAAATGGGGAAGTTTTTGAAAATGGCGTCCCTTGCCATTCGCGATGTCACGCGGTACAACGGAAACGTATTGATTCACTGCTACGCGGGTATGAATAGGAGCGCTACAGTTGCCGCGGCATACCTGATGACAATAAAGGGGCTGACAGCCCAGCAAGCAATGGACATCATAAAAAAGAAAAAGCCCGAAACATTCACCCCAATGAACTTTCGCCCCGCTCTCAAGAGCTACGAAGAGACGCTGAAGAAAAACGGAGTGATCGCAAAAAAGCCTACGGCGGCTGCCAAAAACGCGAAGAAAGAAAATGCCCGCAAGATGGTAAAAAGACCGAACGCTAAAAAAAATAAATAGGCGCTGCTGCTACTACCTAGAGTTTTACGAATGAATTTACGTCCGTAAAAATCAAGTATACACGGCATTTTCATGGGACTCGCGTTTATGGCATCCGTCGTACATATTTACGCATATCGTCGAGACCAAGTATAAAACAGGGAGGTCGTGTAAGAACGACAAATGGCGTCCTCTTTCTTCAGCAAGGTGGTTGACGCCACGAAAGACGCTGTTCTGAAGCGCGACACTCAGCTCCAGAAAGAATCCGACGTTGTATATAGCATCGTCGAGCGCCGAATCAAAAAGACGATCATGGAGCGCGCATCCCTGGGGTTCACCACAGCGGAAGTAAACCTAAACTACGTCGGTCACATTGACATTGTTTCAAAATATTCGGTCCAGGATATCCTCCGCAAGAAACTCACTGCGGGCTATGTCCCTGTCATTGACCGCCTCATCGAAAGCAAAGATTTCTACGATTTTCAGATCGGAACCCCAGAAGACAACGTATATGTCTTCGACTGGACTCACGCCATGGTCAAGACCGAAACACCTCCGGCTCCCAAGCCGCCGCAAGCACCCTCCGTGCCCGTGCCCGTGCCCACTCACTCGAATGCTTTTCCCTTTTACAACTCGCTAGATTCCTCTGGAGTGGCCACCGACGCAGAAGTAGAAGCAATGCTCAGCATGCTGTTCCCCCATGTCATGGGGACTCTGAATACCGTTTGATAGTGTGTTAAAATTCTCTAAAATAAGTATTATGTAAATAAAAATGTCTACCAAGGCGAGCATGGCAGAAACGGCAAATATTGGTGAAAATGCACTGGCGCGGTTTGCAAAGGGGCCTTTTGATAACTTCAAAGAAGACGCGGAGTTTTCCCCCGTAGACGCAATCGTAGAAGAAATCTTGGGACGCCTCGGCTGTCTCCGCCGGAACCAGATCATCGTCGACGTGTCGAGCAACGTGGACGACAAAGATGTCATCCAGAACTCCATTAAACTGATGAGAGACTACGAAATGCGCGTCATTCACGTTGCCAAAACCGCCAAGGACATGAGCGAGTTCTATTTCAGGTCTTTGGAAAACGAAATTACTAATGGCGCGCCTGTAGAAGAAATCCTTAAGAAGAAAAACATTCCAAAGGAATTCCCGTTGCTGTGCATAGATACTTCTGTGATAGACATTGATTATACCCCCCTCGTTGTAGTGTCTGCCGTGGACGCTTCCGTAGACCCCTGGACAGACGGGGCAAATGGTTTCAAGGAGACCACGGAGGCGTGGAAAGATAAAGGATATTCCTGCGTCGCGATGGCAGAGAAGTTCCTCGTATTCCTGCGCACCGATACCGTGGGCAAGGTGGGGGTGAAAAACATTGTGCTTCGCAACCCGCCGATGCTATTCGATTGGAAAGCCAACGGCAAAGATGCCCGTTTCCACCTGTAATTATGAGAATAGAAAATATCCGAGTAATGCCGCGATGCCAACGCCCCCCGCAACCATGGTCGTCTTGGACACACCATGGGTCTCTCGAAATGCTTTCGAGTGCTCTAAGTCCTGCATCCGCTTCTGATGACGATATTCCTGCTTCTGACCCAGCATAGAAAACTTATGCGCCTTCGCCTCCGCCTGGAGACGACGGCGTTCTACTTTTGCCTCTCTAGACCTCAAATTGGTATCGGTCCTTGGGGTAAAAACACTTCCGGAAGAACCGCGGGGGGAACCGCGGGGGGAACCGCGGGGGGAACCGCGGGGGGAACCGCGGGGGGAACCGCGGGGGGAACCGCTTGCTTTGACGTATATGTTACGAGGAGATGCAGTTTTCGGGCTCGGGCTCGGCGACCGCGCTGGAGACGAAGAACGCCCAGAGGACTTTGCAGAGCCTTTCCATTTCACCATTTGTTGTTTTGAAGACATTATTCTTTATGTATTCAAAATATTTTAATGCGAATTTACAATTTAACGTATAACAGCAGTTCCCCAGTATCCCTTGAAGCAGTTTATGGGGCGGGAAAGACTCACGTTGCCACTGTTGAAAATGGTAGACCAGAGAGTGCACCTATCCCCGGTTTTACTCGTGTCCAGGTCTTGGAAACCCTTCTTCAAAAGCTTCCTCCGACTCTCGCAAAAATCGAGGAACCACTTGGCCTCGTCTTGCTCGTCCTGGTTTCTCATACCTTTCAAGATGGGACCGAAAGATTCTAGATCCGCGCCGTGGTTGAGAGCCGTGTCCACGATAAACCCCCTCGCGAGGGGGGACGTTAGCTTGGCACCAGGTCTGTTAAGTAATTTATCGGCAAAGTTCCGCGCGAAAGCCCAGTAGAGTTTAATGTAAATATCCCACACGGCCTGCTGCCACTCCTTGTCGTCCCCGAGGGAACCAATGTCCTTGCCAAGATTTTCAAGACCCTTCACGTTTTCGCCTCGCGCCTTCTCCATCGCGGGGATGTATTTCACGAGTTTGTGCCTCGGGTTTATCTTCTGGAGGTCTTTCAGTATCATGAGGAGGTCGCCGGTCCCGCTGCACGCGCCGTACAAGGTGACCGTCCACCCCCTGCCGTCGCCCAGGCGCTCCGCGTAGTTGTAGTTATCCCACCACTCGGTGGTCGAATTCTCGGGCAGACTTATCAGCGAGAGAATGGTATCGGCCTGCAGTTCCGTGAATCCAAGCGGGGCGAGCTGGGCAACGGCATTGGCAGGCACGTGCGTGGAAACCGCGGGAGGGTCCACGGGAGGGTCCACGGGAGGGTCCACGGGAGGGTCCACGGGAGGGTCCACGGGGTTCGAGACGAGCGCATCCGCGAGGGCCTTCTTAAATTGGCCCCGCCTGTTGGGACCGAGACCTGAGTATTTCTTCCCGACGTTGTCGAGTTCGGCATCGGCGAGTGCCAGCATCCGGGTAACATAGTCTGCTATGATTCTGTTCTTGTTATCGGCTGTAATGGACATATACTCTAAGCAAACATTTTTTCCAGAGGGGTGAAAACGTCGATATAAAATAATATCGACAAAAACGACACGCATTCGTATTCTCAATGGTAACGGACAAACCAAAATGCTGGTCCTCGGAGCGGCTGCGATCTACCTGGGGGCGTGCGCACTCGTAGGATGGGTGGCACTCGAACTGAGCACGACATGTATTCGCAATCCGCATGACGACTGAAAATGACAAATGGTGCCATATCAACAAGAGAAGTATTAAACAATGGTGTCGCGTTGGTCTACAAATGGTAGACACGACACCAGGAACTCTGTATATGTGCGAGTGTGGTTATAAGACAATGTCTCCACACAAAGCGTGCCAGCATTCAAAGACAAAGAAATGCAAAGACCGCCAAATTACAAAAAAAGAGACAGAATTCGTATTCAAAACTGATTACGATGCCGCAAAAGCGTCCACTATGACAGCGGATGAGATAATCCTCTACAAAGAAAAACTAGACAAATATGAACAACAACTTCAAGACCAGAATGTGCTCATCAAAAGACTTCGTAAGTCTATTGAGAAATTGACCGACACTATGCCGCTGACGAACGACGAAGGCGAGGACGAAGACATCTCGGGTGACGGTATCATTTATTACATCACGGACAAGGATGTTCCTACCCGTGGGAAGATAGGCAGGACGAAGAACACGGACGTCAAGAAACTGAAGACGAGATATTCTACGTTTGGAAAACCAACTATTCTATGCTTCTACGCAGAAAGCATAAAAAAAGCAGAGAACGACCTAAAAAAGGTTTTGAAAGAGCAAGGATGTATGGATCCTTCTATGGGGAAGGAGACAATTTACCATAATGACGATACGATGCGCATATTCAACACATTTGTAAACGCTGCATAAATTACGAACACGACTTAATCTCAGTGTCAACGTTTTCGGCAACGTCAGTGTAAAAACGTTTCGTATCGTGGGGAAGTTTATACATCCGGTGGTCACCAGAAGCGCATATCTTGATGACCTCGGCGGGAGTGACGGGTTTGTCTTTCTTATTCGCCCCTTGGAACTGGGGTGTCGTCATAGAAAGCATATCACGTTTCACGGGCTGGGGGAGATAAGGGATTTGAAACGTTTCGTCATAAATGTCCGTTTGCTTCGCGAGGTATTCGTTCCTGAACTTGGAGAGTTTCTGCTTCACGTCTTTTCCTGTAACAGGGTCCTTACTCTCTACAACGTTCTTATCGGGGTCGTATTTGATGAGGGGTTTCCCTGCCATCGTGCCGCGTGTATATTTGAACAAAATCGCGGGTATCTGATTGAGGTCAGCACCACGTATCTCTCGGATACATTCCTCGCTCTTGATGGCGTCCTGAATGCTCGCGATGACAGACTGTTCTGGGACGACAAGGTTAATCGTGATGTTCTTCGTGGAGTTGTCCGTGTGATTGTGTATTGTCTCTGCGGTCTGGTTTTGACCAATAGTTGTAGTTGGTTTTGCGTCATAGTCTGATTTGAGGACGAACTCGGCGTCTTTTCTAGTCATCTGACGTTCGCTACATTTCTTTGTTTTTGAATGTTTAGAAGCACAATCTTTTGACAAAGTTCTGTAACCACATTCACACGTATATAGAGTGCCAGTGATGACGTCCATTTTCATTATACACTGGGTATATTTAATATAAAAATTATTAACGAGGGGCCTCTACCCTTCTACCCCATACCCTCGCGGTTAATGGGGGTAGAAGGGTAGAAGACTTTTATTTTTTTTTTTTTTTTTTTGAAATCGTTGTTTACAGAAAATATTCACTACGAAGATGTAAATGTCGTGGTTAGTGGTTGATGACGTTTGTCGATATAAAATAATATCGACAAAAATAGCTTATGTCTATCATGTAAAATTAAGTAAAAGAAATGTCTTCGTGTCATATGTCGGCCTTCGTTCGTGCTCCCCGTATTGGCGCCGTGTCTCGGAGGCCCCAAATGAAGACCAGAGCCGCGGTATTACCCGAAATGTATTCGCTTCTGCACTCATACGTGTGCCCGGTCGTAAAGGAATGCGCCGGAATCTTTGTAGGGACGGAAGAGCATCAACTCGAAGTCGTGACTAAAATGAACGTCATCGCGGATCATCTAGACATCGTGGGAGTTGAACGATACGTTCTCAAAGCCCTGCTGTTCAACGACGAACAACTTGCCATTGATATTGCAAACGCGTCGGATACGTACCATGCATCGATCGAAGTCGTCCGCCACTTTATCTCTAAACTTCCAAACGCCCCCATCATGACTCCGGATGTTTGAACTTTGTCAGAATAAAAGAAAGAAAGAAAGTATGAAAAATAAATGACAAATGACAACAAGTAGTCTATATTTGTTATTTCATTATATTTATCACAATGTCTTTGCTAAAGAAAGCTCTCAAGGCGCCTTTACCAGATGACGGAGATATTGATGAAAATATGACATACAATGTAAATGATAGTAGACTTTTTTTCCCTAAAAAGCTCATTGCGGACATGAGTCTCCCTGACGAGAAGCGGCCCACTTTTACCATATCCCTTGATGACATAGAGGCGAAAACTATGAAGTTTGAAAGCTTCAGTCACGGGCACAAGTTTAAGGAGGTTGCCAACGTGCGCTTGGATAAAATCCCTAAGCGCCAGACACTTATACGGTTTGAACCCGTGGACAAGACCGCTTGGTGCGACCAGGGGAATTGGGTATACATCTTTACCGTGAATGACCACATAGTAAAGATTGGCGGAACAAAGAATGGTCTGAAGCAACGGGCGGCATCATATTTATGTGGACACCATACACGGAAGTCTAACGCGTGCTCTATTACAAACGGCTTGATTTACAACACGTTTTTGAAGTATCTCACGATTGGTGCCTCTATCAAGATGTACGCAATGCGCTGCCCTCCTGTCTACGCAACGATAGATGTATTTGGCGAAGAGCACGCGATAGAGACGCAGGTGTTTGACATTTACGAAGCCGTGCTTATTAAACAGTACGCAACCGAGTTTGGTCAAGCCCCGCCAATGTCTTCCCGGGCGGACCCACGTGGAAGCTGACAACGCATATCGTCCTTGGCAATAACATAAAAGAAATGTGCCCCAGATGTAAAAATGGATATCAACACTATCCTTAAAAACGACACTAGCCACCAATCTACAAATGACATCACGACTCCCATGGACCTTGTCCGGGAAATTATAGATGCCCTCCCGAAGAAAGTGTTCTTCGACGGTGTGAAGGCCCTGGATCCGTGTGTTGGTTTTGGCAACTTTCTCATCGGGTTTCAGGAGAGGGCACGTTCGTTGGGAATAACGGCACATCTTACGGGCACGGACATCAACACGGAACGCACATCGGTCGCAAGACGTTTGCTCCCGGAAGCATCTATCGTAGATCAGGATTTCATGGACCTTACTGGGACGTTTGACGTCATTATCACCAACCCACCGTATGCCAAGATTACGAACGGAGTGCGGGCTTCAAAGAACCACAGTATTTACCAGGATTTCATCCTGAAAGCTGTGGACATGCTCTCGCCAGGGGGGGTTATGGCGTTTCTCGTTCCCTCGTCGTGGATGTCTCTGTCTGCCAGGAACATCGTGGCGGAAAGATTGACATCAATGAATATGATACGTCTTGACGTTGGGTCCGCCAAGAAGCACTTTCCCAAGGTAGGGTCTTCGTTTTCCTGGTTCGTGTGTGTCAAGGAAGGGCCGAACGGAGATGCCCACGTGACAGGCAAACACGGGAAACACGTGTTCGACAGTAGGGTCGCCCTTTGTGGGCTCAGGTTCATTCCGTTGATGCCAACGGACATGTCTATGCGGATACTCCACAAACTTACGTCCGGACCCGAGAAGATGAACATAGAAACGTCGTCGGATCTCCACGCGACCACGAAAAAGCACCTATTGATGTCTTCCCGAGACGACGACCATCCATACAAAGTGGCCCACACGAAAATCCAAACGCGGTGGTCGTCAAGGCCTCACAAGTATCAGGATGGCGTCAAGGTCTTCATTTGTCTGTCTAGTTCGTACGAGACGTGGATAGACTCGTGCGGAATGACTCAATCCGTAGCATTTGTGCGGTGTCAGAGGGAAGACGATGCCATCAGGGTGAAGGAAGTCCTCGATTCCGTTCCGTTCAGGTTTGCCGTTCATATTACGCGGTATGGAAACTTTACGTGTATCAAGGTTCTCCAGTTGCTTTCATCGGGAGTGTCTTTCTCGCAAGAAGAAATTGACTACATGAAAAACTTTGTCTAAATGTAGGCATAGCCATGCCTATGGCGCTTTGCCGTGAACGTGTCATAAGCCCTTTTCTTTTCCATGTCGTCCGCAAACAGAACCTTGTGCGCTTTCCCGTGGCCGCGCAGTTTGGTCTTATTTATTTCCCCTTGGACGAACCATATTGGCCCGAAGAATAGTTTGAACTTCCACGAATAACGACCGCCGGGCACCTTTACCGAATCATTCACTGGCGAGCCTATTTGCTGGATGACGCTCCAGCGGTTCACCTCTTCAAACTCCTTGTAACACACCACAGGCGGAAACATCACTGCGCCCCTCGGCCAACGCTCCAGAATCACTCCCATAGAAGTATCCGGGGAACTGGCAATGACGAATCCTCCGTTCTGGTATCTTCCGGGTTTCATGACTGCCCAACCATCGCTTTTCTTTATCAGTTGTATCAGGATGTCGTTGAAAAACGTCGCCGATAAAACCTCCACCACGCCGTGAGTGTAGTTCGCTGGAATGTCAAGACACACCGTGTAGTCTACGACGCCCGGGGCTTCTACGGCCATCCGCTTGGTGTGAACGACGTCCGACACGAACGAATCATTGAGGTTCGTGAGACCGAACTTTACTTCCGAAGGTGTAGTCTCACTCATGAGCTTGGTGGTAACGAGGAGCGCGTGTTCGTCCGCCGCGACATCGGATATCTGGTCGTTCATTACGACGTCTTCGCAACCTCGCTCGGTAATCTTCTTTTGGAACGCTTTTTGACCCTTGAAAACATTGAACGCCGCGGAGGAGCACATCCCCCCGAGCGGGCTCAGAGATGGTACCGCGAACGTCGTGCCCTTGAAAGAAATTTTGTTTACGGAACCGTTAGTGTGCTCCGCGAGCTCAAAAATTGCCTCCCCATTTACAGAAGGGCATGTAAACGTGCAAATATTTGCTGTATAGATAGTGTTTCCAGATTGGATAAATTGCCGTTGGAACGCGTTCGTCTTTTTGACGGTATTTTTCGGGCGGCCGAACTTGGGGCCCGGGTCTGAAATAATGTGCACGATGCCCCCGTTCGTGTACAAAATCGGTGTTTCCATATTACATTTGGTATATATTTTAATGTTGTTCTGTGACGTAGAGCGCGTATATTGACACGCGTTCAAACTTAATATAAACATAATCTGAACAATTAAAATGACGCCTGAGCAGAAGCTCTCTGAGCAGAAGCTCTCTGAGCAGAAGCTCTCTGAGCAGAAGCTATCTGAGCAGAAGCTATCTGAGCAGAAGCTATCTGAGCAGAAGCTCTCTGAGCAGAAGCTCTCTAAGCAGAAGCTCGGGCAATTTTTTACGACGAACGCGGCTTACATCTTGGACGGAATGACGATCCCCGAAAATGCGAAGATTATAGAATCATTTGCAGGGTCGCTCGATCTCGTGCGGTGGGCGGAGACATCTGGCCATTCCGTGGCCGAGCTGTATGACATTTGCCCGACGACGGATCGTGTTATCCAGAGAGACACGCTCCTAAACCCTCCCAACTATGAGGGTAAGTTCGTCCTCACAAACCCGCCTTATTTGGCAAGGAACAAGAGCGACGATAAGAGCATCTTTGAAAAATACTCTACGAACGATTTGTATAAGGGGTTTCTGTATAGCATGCAAAAGGCGTCCGGAGGGCTTATCATCATCCCTGCCGGTTTTTTCATGTCTGCACGTGATGTAGACATCAAATGCAGGAATGCGTTCATGGAACAATTTACGATCAAGAAAGTAAACTACTTCGAAGAGCGCGTTTTCCAGGATACGCCTATTACCGTGGTGGCCATTTTATTCGAGAGGAGTGAAACGCCCCTCGTGTCCCAGACCGTGGTGTGGAACATTTTCCCGGGGAACGTGAAGAAGACTTTCGTCATGCGCCAAGACCTGGGCTGGATAATAGGCGGAGACGTGTACGCAATGAAGTCATCAGGCATGAAGATACGGCGGTACGTATCCGGAATGTCTCTGAAGAACGGCGAATATATCTCCGGACTGACTTTGAACGCCTTGGATAGCGGAACTCAAAATGGTCGGATCAAACTGACATACCAGCCAGGGTATGTCTACGAGGGAAAGCACACGAGTAGAAGTTTCGCAACCTTGTGTCTTAATGTTGTTTTGTCCGAAGAAGAGCAAATACGTGTCGCGGAAGATTTCACAAGGTTTGTAGAGGCCAAGCGGGAAGAATGGCATAGTTTGTTTTTACCAATGTACAGGGAGTCCAAAGAGTACTCTCGAAAGAGGATTCCGTTTGAACTTGCGTATAACATTGTGTCTTACATCATAGCCGAGAAACGCTCGTAATAACTATTGTATCAATTTTATCATCGGGTATCATGTTTTTGAGCTCGCGTAGTTTCACTTCTGTGTAATAAGGACCATCCAAAAAGAACATAAATTTCTCGGATGAATAGTCATAAGAGTTCATATATCCAATCATTTGGTGTATAAACATCTTGACATCATTGTACTGATTGTCTTGGGCGCCACCTGCCGTCGTAGAAAACTTCAGGACGCCGTACATGTTCATGTCCGCCGAATACACGTCCAACGTCTTTGTTGCGCTAGGAGGCCTGGGGTGAACGACTGTCATACGATGCTCGTTGAAGTAGAGACCTCCCTTGGCACCATTTAGTTTTTGAACATCTGGTGATAGCTTCCTCTTCAGCCACTCTACTTGTGTTTTTTCGTGGATGCTCTGGCGGACGGGGTCCTTGCGAAACAAAGACCTCACCATGACGCTCCTCCGAATGTCCTTAAGAATGGCCTCAAACGTATCGTCCGTTATCTCATGCCCTGCCATCTTTTCGTTCATATATGACTTTATCTTGGCACACAACTTGGGGTCCCTGTTTTCCGCGTCTTTGATGACTCGGGCGTCATTCTTGCGAATGAATTCGTTTTTTGTCTGCTCGAGAAACTCTTCATACGTTTCACAATCATCGTAGAAAATGTCAATGTCACCATCCGGAAGTTTGGTATTCACGGCTTTCTTTAAAAGGCGTTCGTGCTGTCTGAGTTTTTCCTTAAAACGCTTTTCAAGGTCCTTCAGATCTTTCTTATACTGATGAAGCTCTTTTTTCATGTCGCGGGCGACGGCTTTCTTGAGGGCTGAAGATACGATACGGTGGACAATATTCTCGTAATGAAGCATAATGTGCAATGTAGAATACTATTGGCTTTACAAATATATGGTATGCCATTTATTGTCATTTATTATTGTTATTTGTCATTTGTCTTTTGTCTTTTGACCCCAAAATATACATGCTCTCGTTTCGCTTGGCGGTGTTCGCAATATTACTCCTTTGGTCGGGCTTTTTATATATATAAATAAGAAAGAGATGAGCCCCATACAGGCGGTCGCGGTGTTGTCAGGAGACGTGAACGGCACCGTCAGGTTCATCGAGGAAGGAAACAAGATAAAAATAAATATTGACATCAAGGGTCTGAAACCCAACTTTGAGCACGGCTTCCACGTTCACAGCGCCGGAGACCTCACGGACGGGTGTACCTCGGCGTGCGCGCATTTCAACCCATTCGGCGTGACCCATGGAGGACCTAATTCGAAGGTGCGTCATGTCGGAGATCTTGGAAACATAAAGACCGACAAAAGTGGAAAGGCAAAGTATTCGTTCTACGACCCAATGATAAAGCTGCGAGGCAAGTGCAATATATTAGGGAGAATGATTGTGATACACGACAAGACCGATGATCTCGGGAAAGGAGGCGACGCGGAAAGTCTCAAAACAGGGAACGCCGGAAAAAGGATAGCGTGCGCTGTGATAGGATACGCAAAAGAGAATTTCAAGTAATTTAAATAAATTCAGGGGTAGAAAACAAAATGTCGATCCACAAGCCCCTCCTCGCGGCGAGTCTTAAGAAGATGGGTGTGGACGACTTGGCATTTCCAGTTTTCGCAACGCCCAAGCTCGACGGCATCCGCGCGCTTAAAGTTGGCGGCACCATGGTCTCACGCACATTCAAGCCGATACGGAATTCTACCATTTCCGAAGTTCTCGCAAGTCTCCTCCCGGATGGAACCGATGGCGAAATTCTGTCCGGGAAGACGTTCCAGGACTCTACGTCAACCGTGATGACTGCGGATGCGGGTCTTGGCAGTGGCACCACGTTCTTCTGGTTTGACTACGTCAAGGACGACCCTGATAAGCCGTACCTCAAACGCATCGCGGACATGAAAGCGTTTATTGATTCTCGCCCAGAAATTTTGAAAGACAGTCGCGTTACTATTGTGCCACTATTTCCAAAGAAAATTGACACTGCAGAAGATCTAAATGTATTCGAAAAGTGGTGTCTCGACCAAGGGTTCGAAGGCGTGATGGTTCGCAAAGCCGATGGCAAATACAAGTTTGGGCGCTCCACCGAGAAAGAGCAGATCCTCGTGAAAATCAAGCAGTTCGAGGACGACGAGGCGGTTGTGATTGGTGTGACTGCACTGCAGACAAACACCAACGATAAGAAAATGAACGAGCTCGGGGAAATGCGCAGGACGAGTCACCAGGACGGAAAGGTTGAACTCCAAATGCTCGGAGCGCTTGAGGTTGACTGGAATGGCATTCGGTTCAGCATCGGGACGGGTTTCGACAGGGACGCCCGCGAAGACCTCTGGAAGCGGCGTGACAGCATCGTTGGTAAGACGATCAAATTTAAATACTTTGGGCAAGGGATAAAAGTTGCCCCTCGCTTCCCGGTATTCCTTGGGTTTCGTGATGAAGATGATATGTAAAAATTTACGCTATTTTCTTCCACCATGGGAGATAATGGAACACCACCGCATCATTGGTTACCCCTTTATTCGTCATATACAAGCCATACTTACTACTGAACGTTTTTGCGACGCCTACGCTGTTCCCTTGACCATTCTTTGCCACCGTCGTGTCAATGTTAATTCCTTGGAACGGGTCGCCATTAACTGACAACCCGTAATACCCGTCCTTTACACCAACCTTCACCTTTACAACGAGAGACACCCACTGGCCCGTTGGTATTTTCACAGACCGGACGACTTTCGCACTGCTTCCCAGCCCTTTCGTAAATGCGGAGAGTGTTGCTGTTATGTTATCTCGGCTGCCGCCCAGGGTTAGGTAGGACTGGAACAAGACGGGCTGCATAATGTTGGTGTACATGTCTGAGGGCTTGAAGCCCGGTGCGAGGTACACGTTTGTACCAATAAGATACGTGCCTCCCGCTTTCATTGGCGAGTCACCGCCGAGCGAGTTTACTTCCGCGCGCGCCTTGTACGAGTACTTTCCAGAAGTAAGACCACGATCTCCGTCGTTCCATTTGCCCCTAAAACGGAGACCGTGCATCGTCATCCCAGGGGCGACCTGAGTCACCACGTCTATGTTCTTCGCGGCTCCAGGAGGGTTGACGCCGGATCGAGACCACTCGAATTTTGATAAACTAGACCCCACTACTGCGCCGGAAGGAGGCGCGGATGATGCGGGGGGCGATGGTATGACCTTGGGGTAATTCAAATCACCGACGTTTCCATTCGGCTTTATCTGCACACTTTTCCCGGACTGGGTAGGGGTCGGAGTAGGTTTCGGGGTCGGTTTCGGGGTCGGTTTCGGGACAGGTTTCGGGACAGGTTTCGGGACAGGCTTTGGGGCCGGTTTCGGAGCAGGTTTCGGGGACGGTTTCGGGACAGGCTTTGGGGCCGGTTTCGGGGCCGGTTTCGGGGCCGGTTTCGGGGCCGGTTTCGGGGCCGGTTTCGGGGTTGGGACTGGATTCGTCATTGGCCTTATTGGCGCTATTGACGTGTCTTGTATTTTTGGAAATAGTAGGTCACTTCTGACTATTGTGCTTGTCGGGAACATCTGTGTAATAAGGTAATTTTTTTATTTACATCCACTGGCGATGGCATATCGACGCTCAAGTTCTTTTAACGTGTGCACTGGGCGTTACCAGCATATACAATGCTCAACGGAAAGACGACTGACACCGAGGCCGCTTTCTACGAGCCGCTCCTCAGCGATGAGGATCGTAATATCGTCCTACCGTTACATCAAAGCTGATGAAACCTGAAGATTTCTTATGAAACCTCAAAGTCCCAACAGTATAAGCATCCTCCGAAACCTTATGATTCCGAAAGATGGCCGCAACTGGCCAAAAGAGGGTCGAAGGCCTCCAAAGCCCGAGCGTCCCTCTCTGTTTCGATAAACCATTTCATATAGATATTCCGAGCCGCATGGAGGTCCCGGTGACATATCAAACCGCAGTCACACCGAAACGTTTCCGACGACCCTAAGTTGTCGTTTATCAACCCACAATTTCCGCACGTCTTTGAAGTGTATTCCTCGGTCGGAGACACAAATGCGATGCTCCTCTCTTCACACTTCATC